TCTTTATTCAAGAATTTTTCTTTTAAGTAATAGTGACCAGGGTCTGTTGTGAATGAATCAAATTCCTTGATTTGTGTTTCTCCATTCAATTGAATAACAACAAGAAGCTTGTCGTCAAATTCATTCGTCAAAGAATCATTGTTCCGAATTCCTATCAAATTGATATTTCTTTCGCCTTCAAAAAATTTGTAATTCTTTTCAGCAAATACTTTTTTAATCGTTTCTAACGTCATGATTTAAGATTTTTGTTTGTTACTATGTCGTAAATATACAAAAATTTGTATCTTGCAAATTCTAAGGTTAGGCAAGTAGGTTGTTCAGCTAACAACCGAAGGCGGTCTTCGTTACTTACCGCCGCGCCTTTCCGCTCCACAAGTAACGAACTAAAAAGAAACGAAAATGCCAAGATTCGGAAGAAAAACAATCAAACGTTCAGTTGACGTTGTCGAACTATTCTTGAAAGCGAAAGGCTTTCTTGATGACCACGGAAGGCCGACAGCTAAATCTGAAGGAATGCTTTCAATTAACCCTGAAGGCGAAACAATCATTTTAAAAACGGGTCAAAAAAAGTTTGACAAGATAATGAAAAGCAATACCGACGCGTTGACTTTTATCGGTCATTTGCCGTATGTGCAACAAATGAAGCCTGAAGCAATCAACGAAACACTTAAAAAAAACAAGCTATGAAAGCGGACATGATTAAATTCACAATTGAACAATATTTTGTTTTTAGCTGCCTTTTTTGGTGTATGCATAGGATATTGATAGAAGGCTTCAAAATTGCTTTGGGTTATTATGAAGCAAGATTCAACAAGACGCTTTTTGAAATACCTGAAATATTTCTTTGCGGTCGCTGTCTGACCTTCTGGTTTGTGTTGATTATGACGTTCAACCCTGTTTCGGCTGCGGCAATCGCTGTTTTTGTTCATTTGATCGAATCTGTTTTTGTATATTTAGGAATCAACACAAGTATAAAATGAGAGGTAAAAAGATAAAGTTTGAATTCACTTATGAAGAAATAAAAGCAGTCAAAGCTTTTCAAAGAAAAGGCGTTCTTGATTCAGACGCGAAGAAGGTCATCAAAGGAATTTATCAAAGAAACATTGATCCAACTTACGACCCATGCGAAGGCTGTCATCAGGTAGTCAAAGAGAACTTCAAGCGCCTTGTTAAAATAATGTGCGAAAGTTTGGGCGTGTCTGATTTAAGATTCTACAAACCAACAGTTAAAGACTTGAAAACGCAGTCAGATTTCAAAGAAGCTGTCGAAGTATTACACGAAAGCAACAAAGAAGTAAAACCGAAGAAAGAAACATTGCTTCAGAAGATCGGAAAAGCTTCAAGAATTTAATGACTATCGCCGAAGAAATATTGAAACTAAGGCCAGAGATAAACAAACACTTCATTATCCGCGTTACGTTCATTCAAGAACCTGAAAACGAAGTTCGATTGATTGGAGCGGGCAGATATTATACAATTGTAAGCGAAAAACTTGTTTTGAAGCACTTTAAGAAGGTTTTATCAGGTGGTAAGGACGAATACATATTTAAAATGAGAGGGCGCCGCAAAATTGAATTTGTGTCAAAATAAGCAGAACGTTAAACCAGTAAATAAAAAAAGTAATGAAAGAAGCGAAACCAATATTGATCGTAAAATTGAACTATGATCTTGAACCGATTCAGGCTGAACTGATTGAAACAGATTTAAAAGCAAAGGTCAACAAAGAATATCATGTTTGGATTTTATCAGGAAACATGAACCAGAAAGAACCGTTCAAGTTTGAGTTAATAAACCAGGCCGACAAAGAATTTGACTTTCAAGAATTCAATGAATATGTCAAAGGGTTAATCAATGAAGCAGACAAAGCTTTGATTAATGAATTAAAGATGAAAATTTCTAAGCTAACGAATACGGCTGCGAATCTGATTGAATACATAAAGTCACAAGGCAAAGAAAAAGACTTCAAAGAATACATGAAGAAGAAAGAAGAAGCGAAGGTCGTTTCAATGAATCCAAAAACTGAAGCGTAATGTCAATAGGTTTTAAAAATATAGATCAGGTTTTGCGCCGCATGGAGGTAATAGGTAACGCGCAGCGTTCGGCGCTGAAAATTCAGAACAGAAAACAGCGTGACGAAGTAAGAAGGCCGAAGACAATCAAGTCGCCTTTGAAATTGACAGTTGTTCCTTCATGGTCAGACGAACAAACAAAAGAAGAATTCATGATTGCTTTCAATGAATGCAGGAAATCAAATACAATAAGAATACTAAAAGAATCAAATTGCAGTTGGTCACCAATACATGACTAAAAAGAAGACGGACATATCAAAGAAGACTTCAACAGATTTAGAAGACCCGAAAGAAGGAAAGCTTTCAGAAAGACATGAAGCATTCATTCAGGAATACCTGTTACACTATAACGGAACAAAGGCGTACCTGAAAAACTATCCTGACAGCAGCTATGACGCCGCAAGAAATTCGGCTGCGAGACTGCTTACAAATGATTGCATTAAAGCAAGAATAGAGGAATTGCGTTCAGATCTTGAAAAAGCCGCAGGCATATCGAAGCTAAAAGTCATTAAGGAATTCATGTCAATCGGCTTCAGTTCGTTCAAACACTTTCAAAAAGACTGGATGACAAAGAAGGAATTTGAAAGCTTATCAGACGAAGAACTTTCTTGCATATCAGAGATAAGAACTGAAACAATAAACGTTGACGAACACGTTTCAAAAGAGGTGGTCAAGTTCAAGCTGCACGATAAGCAGCGCGCCCTTGAAAACCTATCAAAGCTTTTAGGCTACAACGAACAAGTTGAATCAGACAATACAACGAATATTCAAATAAACATTGTTAACCCGAATAAATAATTCGTATATTGAACCCGTAACGAAAAAGTAACAATCATGAAAGAAAATCTGAAGTACATAAAAGGGCCAGGCAATTACTACGGCGGTATTTATGTGACCGAGTTTGAAGGCAAGTTCTACTGGTTAATAGAGAACTACGACACAGACTTTGAAAACCCTGAAGAATGGGAAGAAATAACAAAGGAGTTGTTTGATAGTTTAATTGATCACGATAAAAACTTTAAACCATGACACCGACAAAAATAAACACGGTTGTCGGCTGGATTAATTCAGCCAACAAAGCAAGCAGTCAGAAGACGTCAAACGTATTCGGGCCAAAGAAAAAGAAAAATCAAGTTTCAGTTTCGGCTGACTTTAAACTGTAAAGATATGAACACAATATGCGACAACTGTTCATGGTGTCAACTGACACGATCGAACACAAAAGAAGCTGAATGTTCTACTATTCAGGTGGAATACTTTTGCGGCGTCAAACTGAAATCAGTTGAAGGCGTGTTTGAATGTTCTGAATTAGAATCGAAGTGTGTTGAAGTTCCTGACGAAGCAGCAGAAGAAATCGACATGTCTGAATATGTCAACATTGACAAGCACATGAAGAAGACAATTGACTTGCTTGATGAACTGATCGGAATGAAACAACTTTACGACAAGGATAAAATTCACAGCATGGCTGCTGCGCAGATTGAACTGATTGAAGTATTCGGACACGCTGATATAAAAAGAAGTTAAAAATATACAGAAGGGCCGAACAGGATTGACAGCTTGTTTAGCTTAATGGCAAAGTCGCAATTAAGGGCGTACAATCATCTTCCCGCGACACATGAAGAAAGGACTTCGGGATCTATAACGTAAAACGGTTCTGTCGATTCAACAAGTGTTAATTGTGTTAATAGAAATATTCAAATCGTGGTTCAAGCAAAAAGAACACGTGTTGACATTTGCTGAATTAATGATTCGCGTCGACGAAGCAGAAACTGTTGACGAACTCGAAGAAATATATGAATACTTCATTCAATACCAAACGCACTACAAAGGAATTGAACAGTCATTCGCAAAAGAACATTTAATTGAAAAGATACGTATATTAAAAAATCAGTATATTTCAGAAATCAAAAAAGTAACATCATGACAGATAAAGAGAAAGAAGAAGAACAAAAGACAAAAAGCGGTTGTGTTACGTTTGCAATCCTATTACTTTTCGGAGTTCCTGCGGGCTATTTTATTTGGGCTATTCTTCAAACCTTCTAAGTGAAGATAAACTTTGAACCGAACAAGAAACAGTTTCAATTGTTTGAAGCGTTTGAAGATAAGAAAACAACTGAAGTTTTATACGGTGGTGCGGCTTCTGGTGGTAAGTCCTACGGATTGGCAGCAATGCATATTATCAAGTCTTTAAATTACAACGGTATTCGGTCAGTCATAGGACGAAAAGAATTGAAGAATTTAAAAGCAACAACCCTTCAATCTTTCTTTAAGGTTGCCACCGCTTGGAGACTTAAACGCGGAACGCATTTCGAATACAATCAAACAGAATCAGTGATCACATTCTTTAATGATTCAAAGATATTGCTTCGGGCTTTGCCGTTTGTGCCTTCGGATCCATTAAGCGAATACTTGGGTTCGCTTGAAGTCACGTTTGCTTCAATAGATGAAAGCGGCGAAGTTGACGAAAGGGTTTCTTCTGTTCTTCATTCAAGGTGTGGCCGTTGGTTAAATGAATCTTATGATATTGACCCTATGTTGTTTCATTATTCGAACCCGTCACGAAACCACCTGTTCAGAAACTTTTATCAAGCAAGCCAGAACGGAACAATGAAAGACAATCGTCTTTTTATACCTGCTTTGATAACTGACCACGATAGAAAATACAAAGACTTTGACCCGATCAAATACGCTGAACACCTTCGGCAGACTTTAAACTTTGCAGATTATCAACGTTTGGTTTTAGGGAAATGGGAATTCGACGACGATCCGAACGCGCTCACAACATTCGCTGCAATCAATCAAGCGTTTGACTATGTTCAGGCTGACACTAATTCAGGAAAGCGATATATCACAGCAGACATTGCTTTTGAATCTGACCGTTGCGTTTTTATTGTTTGGGACGGTTTAAGCGTTTTACGTGTAATTGACCACGACAAGACAAGACCGCCAGAAGAAAAGATCTTTGAACTACAACAAGAATTCAACGTGCCAAAATCAAATATAATCTATGACGCAACAGGCGCAGGAATGTATTTGAAAAATATGCTTCAAGGCGCATACGCTTTTCATTCAGGGGCCAAACCTTTGAAGGGTGAAAAGTATGAGCATTTGAAAACGCAAGTATATTTTTATTTAGCAGAAGCATTCAACAAAGGCACGATCAGAATATTTGACAAGACTTATCAAGACCAGATTGTTGACGAATGTCTTCAGATTAAAACAATACCAAAAGAAAAGATTGAATCAAAGGTTCGAATGATTAAGAAAGACGAAATCAAAAAATTCATAGGTCGTTCGCCCGACATTCTTGACGCGCTTGCAATGCGTTTCGTATATGAAATAAAAGGAAAGTTTCAAAGCTGCATTTAATTTTGTATTTTGCAGCCTAATTCAGTAACGAAATAAAATGAGTAAAACGGTAGAACAAAAGACAGCAAGCAAAATGACCTTTAAAAATTCATGGTCAGAAGTTACGCTTCGCGAATTCATTAATATTGGCAGGATTCAAGGCAATGAAAAATATAACGATTTAAGACTTCAACAACGAATCAGAATGATTGAAGTATTGACCGACCAATCTTATGAAGACCTTTGCAAGATCCCTTCTGTAAATTTAGGGCCTATACTTGAAGCGACTTCTTTTCTTGATAAGGAGCCGCCAAAGGTTAACAAGCCGAAGCCGTTCAAAATGAATGATGTCGAATATATTTTTCACCCTGATTTCAAAAACCTAAATGCAGGCGAAATGATTTCAGTCGAACAATTGATCATGGACGCAAACAACAAAGGAGAAAACTCAACGCCTGGTTTATTGGCTATTTTGATAAGACCTTCGAAAGTTGTTCCTGACGATAAAGGCGGAATGAAGACAGTAATTTCTGATTTTGATTCTTCAACATGGGCGGAAAGAAAAGAATTCTTTCTTGACAATTTAAGAGTCGACAAATTTTATCATGAACTCGCTTTTTTTTTGAACAAAGAAAACAACAGCGCGATCAGTTCGATATTGTCTTCGGAAAGCAAAAAGAAATAATTCTTGAAGACGGTTCGAAAAAAACTGTTCAGCCTGAATACGATCCTTTTGCTTTTGTTCGATTTGTTGACCTAATGGTTGACGGCAAATTTTGCTTGACTGTTTCTGAGTTTTACAAAATGAATTGGATAAGCTGTCTAAATTGGCGAGCTTGGCAAATTACAAAAGATAAAGAACTAAATTCAAAATAATGCCAATTGAAAAGAAAACAACACTTCAGAGAATTTTTGACATAATTCGAGAAATTGCAGAAAAACATGAAATGATTGCAGACAATGACGTCGGAGACAATGCGACGCGCGGTCATTCCAAAGGACAGGACAAAGACGAACCTGAAGAAGTGCCGCATGAATTAGATTTTCCTTATCTTTTCACGGACGTTGTCGGAACAGATATTGTTGTCGGTCAAGGCGGTTCGATTCAGGCGAAAAAATACAAGATCAATCTTTTTGTTGCTGACAAGCATTCAGACAACGCGAAGAACGACGAAGACATTCTTTCAGACACTGACCAGATATTAACTGACTTACTTATTTACATAAACCAAAACCCAGAATTACGCCAATTCATAATGGAAATCGGAACAACTTCGTTGACGCCTGCGAGACATACAACCATTCAAGAAGCTTACGGCTTTCAATGCGTTCTAATTATTAAAGTTCAGGCTGCTGTCTGTTGGGAATTGTTACCATTTACAGACGCTAATTGTTAACACATGGCAATTCAAGAAACCATATCAGAAGGAATTGAACCTGTTGCGCAACAGTTGGCGCTTGCTTATGAAGAACAGCTTCGCGAAATGCTTATTGATAAGGGCAAAGAATCAAGCGGAACACTTGTCAATTCAATAAGAACAAGCGTAAGAAGCGACGGTTCGAAAGCAGTCATTGAAGTATATGCTGAAGACTATTTGCGTTTTGTTGATCAGGGTCGAGCGCCTGGACGCTTTCCGCCTATTGACAAAATTCGTTCATGGGTTGCGATTCAAGGAATATCAGAAGAAGCTGTCTTTCCTATAGCTCGAAAGATTGCAACGCAAGGAATTCAAGCAACGCCTGTCGTGAATCCAACTATTGACAAAGTACTGAAAGACTTTCTTCCCGTATATGAAAAGGAGCTTGAAAAGATTGCAGGCGCTGTTCTTGTCAATGATGTCTTCAGCGCTACAAATACAAAAGGTCAAAT